GCCTAGCCACAGTGTACGCCCTGATGTTAACACCTTACGTTCTAGCATTAGGGTGCGTAGTTCATCAAGTTCAGGCCACGTTCCATAATCCTCAGGGTCTGTTCCTGCTGCTCTATCCCATAGCCATTCTTGATGCCCTATAACACGGTCTACTGTCTGCTCCCAACTCTCAAAGCCTCCATTCTCTAGTGGACGGTTGTAGGTGCGGCGTGTAATAACTTGTGCACGTAGGCTGGGTAAATTCTCAATTGTCATCAATGTTTTCCTCTAAGTAATCGGCTCTGTCTTCAATCATATCATGGAAGCGGTCAACAATGTCAGAGCTATGTATATTTAACAACTCTAGCAATGTGACCTCATCCATCTGTTTTAGTTTATCATAGATGTCAGGTAACGTCAATGGCATTTGAAATATTCAGGTAATAATTGTTCATATTCCTTTAACCATTCTGTTACGGTTGGTGTATTCATCTTCTTCTTTAACTCCTCAAATGTAGCGCCTGTCACGGCAATGTCTTTCTTAGGGTTATAACCCCCTATCACTCCACGAACTGTGTACCTATACTTGTGTTTAGGGTTTGGTATTCCCAACTTGTTCATACTTCTTCCTCAGGTAATTCATAGACAAGAACATCTCATCAAATGCCCCATCATCTACCTCGTTCATCATAACCAACCCTCGCCAGTGACGGTTAGAGAGTTGATCCATGTAGTCTTCATCGTGTAAATAGAAGCTACCAGCTATTATTCCACAGATTGACTTCCCGTCTGCCCTTTTGCCATAAGCAACTTGCTTGCCTTGTTGATGCCCTGCAATACAAGACATGTGAAGCTTGTTAACGATAACACTAGCAGTACTAGCAGGTCGCCCCATAACACCAACAGGCCAGTAGTGGTTGAAACCAACACCATTAATAAAAACAGGTTTAAGAAATTCATGTACTTCCCAATCTTCTTCATATCCCAAGTCGCCAGTCGAGATCACCCCTTCTAGCATTGGGTTACTGTTAACAGCCCTGTTAATCCTATTCTCATGGTTACCCATTGTTAAGACTAACCTAGGTGCGTATACTTTATGCTTTGTTGTCTTCTGTACTCTTTGAAGATCTCGTAGAGGTTTAAGCATCGTTGCCATAGCCGCTTTAGCATAATCAATATCATCCTTGTAACGCTTACCCTCAAAGTATTTACTTCCTACCTTATCGTGTGTTGACAAGGAAGGCATGTCAGCGAAGTCGCCAATGTTAACTATAACATCCGGTCGGTAGTCGCAGATCGCCTCTCCTGCCCACGTAAGGTGCTCAATAGGTACGCCGGGTCGCACCTGACAATCCGGTATAACCAGTATCTTCATTAACGACCCTCTTTATCTAACATCTTGTCAACCTTCTCATACACCCCTACATACCCGCAGGAGTCTAGGAAGGCAGCAAACTGTCGAATCACATCATCCCATCGTGCATCTTCTTCACATATGTATAGATGCTCTGTTTTAGATGATACGTTAGCTTCTGTTTGCTCTTTCTTGAAATGATAGTACTGTTTATGTTCCATTGTTAATCCTTAAATAAAGCGGGAAACTGCGTCTTTAACACAGCCTTACATTTATTAGCTACCAGTCGATGTTCCTTCTGTGTAGCCTCATCACATCTAATATCTACATAGTGCATCCAGCTACGTAGCGTCCCATTCATATACATACGACTCATTATCAGACCCTCTGGAAGTAGTTTACGAGCCACCTCCTTAGCTATACCGTTGTTAAGCGCAGCAGCATAGACACCTTTGGTCTGTGCAATCAAGCTCTTCTGCATCTCATCCCACCACCGTTGAAGCTCTCTGTCTTCTGTTGGTAGGCTGTTCTGCCGGTTCTTAGTATCCTGTAACCTCACCTCTGAAACCTCATAATCGTTAGACTGCGCATATCGCTGACTGAACTCTTGGAAGCTAAAGCTGCGGTGTCGTAGGATTTGTCGGGCGATGTCCCTAGTACACTCAATCTCCATACACACGTTAACCATCTCGAATGGACTCCAGTGCTTATTCTTTGCTAGGTATCGTAACAAACCATCAATGCTGGGGTTGTCTTGATTGTCTGGGTTAGATACACGAGCCATGTACGCAATCAAGCGCTCTGCGTCAGGTGTCGCCCATACAAGTTTAACATTCATTTCTTTTCCTTTCGTTTAATCAGTCTTAGTTCCATACCACAAAAGAAAACCAAGCACACTAAGTACAATAATTGTAGGAAGGAACACAAGGAACCAGCTTACAGTTATTAACCCCATTAGTTTTAGAACAATTAGCACCGCTGTTAGTAAATTAAATATCATTTCTTCTTCCTCTCTTTACGTTCAACATTAGTTTTCTCTTTATGACACGGCTTACATAACAGTTGCATGTTATCTTTAGGGCAATGCAGCCTGTCACTAAAGGTATCTAAGTTCACAAAGCCGACAACAGGGTCAACAACAGGGTCAATGTGATCTACCTGCACATCTCTAGCAATAAACAATCCCCCACAGGAGGCACATAGATAATGTTCAGCCATCCTACCTGAGTACTTGTTAACATGCTTCCCCATCTTACCTTCAGCGTTAACCTCCCATTTAGGAGGAAAGCGCCTAAACCCTGCTCTAAGCGAAGACACGGCAAAGGCATCTACCCTCGCCTTCGTCCACTCTTTAGGTTCTTTGTCGTTCATATTGATACAGTAGTTGAGCAAAGCCTTCAATAAACCTCTCATCATGATTCCTCTCGCCCATTGTAAACATAATGGCATGAACTAACTCATGGTAAAAGGTAACCTCTGTTGCTTGACCTTCTAGTTTCTTGTTAATAATGATACGGCATGAGTCAGGGTCTGTGTATCCTAACGCATCTGTCTCACTTCTAACAGTAACCCAGTCCATACCGGCTAACTTAAACTTACTTAGGTGGGTTCCACATTTCATCCGGGTATCTCCTTAACCATAACAATCGGGCGTTCTCTAGCACTCTTACTTCTCCCAAAGCCTCCACACAGCACTGGTATAGCTCTTGCTCCGTCTTCAGTTCTTTCAGCATCTTGTCTGCCGTCTTCGGGCCGACACGATAGACACCCTTGATGTTGTCCGCTGCATCCCCTGTCAGGATCTGCTTGTAGAAGAAACGCAATCCTTCGTCTACCGTTACATACTGTTTGATCTTCTTTACGAAGTTGTAATGCCATGTAGGAACCTGTAAAAAGTCTTTGTCAATAGATACTATCATCGCCTCGTCACCTAACTCTGTAGCCCTCGTTGCTATATCATCGTCAGCTTCTTGATTAACACTCATCTTCGCACCCCATGCAGTAACTAGGTACTCACGTAACAAGGGAAGGTGAACTGGTTTAGCCACATCCTTCCTGTTACCTTTGTACGGCACTGTCACTGCAATGTCGTTGCGAAAGTTAGTCTTACCAGTCAAGAACAACTCATAGTTATCCGTGTCTAGTAAGTCATAGAGCAATAGATCTTCAATGAACAGCGCCATTGTACTCAGCGCTGTCGATTCGGTATCATTGTTAGTCGAGAAGCCAACCCGATAGCATAGGATGTCGCTATCGAGTAAGGCAATCAAAGGATATCGTCTTCTTCAAAGTCCATACCAGCGCTAACACCCTCGTATTCTTTAAGGTCGGTGATAACTAGCTTCTGGATACCAGCGCCAACACCCTTCTTACCTTTGAACGTCCAGTCATATGTGTTAACCAAACAAGCCGCCTTGCTGCCGTTCCCTACGATAGTGCCGTTAAGCTGTGAACCACCGTCATCGAAGGCGAAGATAGGTCGCTGGCTCTTACAGGTGATATAGCTGCCTTTACCTTCTTTACTCTTTACTTCAATACCTAGCGCCTCTAAACCTTGTACCGCTTTGTCAGATAGTTCGCATAAGTCCACTTGAAACTTACCTGACATCTCGTTAGGTTTGTCAAGGAATGCCCACATTACTGTTGCACGTATTTTGATTTGATCTGCCATTTTAATATACCTTATTAAGTCTGTTTTAATGAGTTTCTCGCCAAGTGTTACCTATAGCGTACTCGCCTGTTGTCGGACACCGTAGTTTAAAATGCCGTCCAGCCTCTTGAATTGCTGCTACCGCCATCTTACCTACACGTTCTGCGTCCTCCTCTTCCACCTCTATCTGCCATTCATCATGTACATTAGCACAGAAGTGAGCTTCTATTATACCACACTTTAGCTTATTATACAAGATAATTAACGCTTTCTTCATTAACGCTGCACCCGCACCTTGTAACATTGTGTTCAGTGATGAGTGCTCGCTACGAATCCATATCTTCCTCTTATCTAACCCCAGTACATATCCCTTTAATGCATGTGCCGCTGCCTTATCCTTTAGATGTTTCAATGCTGGAGTGTTGTTAAGGAACTTTTCAATAAGAAGTTTTCCCTTAGCCCTACTACCATTAGCGATTGTCCCTATCTTAGTTTCACCAGCCCCATACAGGAATGCATAGATGAATGTCTTGGCCTGATCGCGAGTTGTTAACCCCGCTGCCTTCATATTCATAGTATGCACATCAGTACCGTCCTTACTACTCCCCTCTACTACCGTCTTAATGTACGCTTCGTCCTGCATAAAGTGGGCTAACATACGTAACTCCAATCCGCTGGCATCAGCACCCACTAACTTGTTACCTTTACTTACAACCCACAGGTTTCTACATTCAGGGCCATACTCGCTGCCGGAGTTAGGTACTTGAGCCATGTTAGGACTCATGTGCGACATACGACCTGTGATAGCACCATTGGTTATCACCCTACCGTACACCCTACCATCCTTCTCTGCTGCCTCTATCCATGACGTTATCTGCGATATTCTCTTCTGCAACATCATATAACGTAACACCCTACCTGCCTCTGGCCTCTTCAGCTTAGATAACACACTTTCATCCACCTTTGGTTGCCCTAACACTGTCTTCTCAGGAAACTTACAACCTAAGGCCAGTAACCTAGCTAATACTTGTTGGCGACTGCCGGGATTGAATGGCGTTATCTTCGTTTTAAGAGGTTTACCAGTCTTCTCACTAATACGTTCTTCGACAATAGGTGGGAAGATAACCTGCAATTCACCCTCAATATCAGCCAGTTCACCTGATAGCATAGCCACCAGCCCCTGAGCTTCTTGGTTATTAAACTTGAAACCATGTTTTTCCTGCTCTCCTAATATAACAGCCACCTCATGTTCAATTTCAACACTCTCACCCCACTCAGCTAACTCTTCACATAACTTAGCATACAACTCAACTGTCACTGCTACGTCTTGCTTACAGTAGAATCGGTTTAGACTGTCAACAGGGTCATCATAAGGTAACATGCTTTGTTTATCAAACTGTAATCCCTTCATCCAGTGCCAGATACGGGTGTATTCGACCTTGTTATTCCCCAGCCTCTTGCCCCACGCCGCCAGACTGTGACCGTTTTCGATAGAGGGATTGAATAGCCTTGACATTATCAAGGTATCTCTCACTTTCTTCCAACCAATCCGTGTCCCCCAGAGCTTGTTGAGAATTGGTGCATCGAAGCCGATCAAGTTGTGTCCTATCAGCCAGTCTGCTTTTCTTATTAAGGGTATGAGTGTATCCGGTCTTGTGTGACATATATATTCATTTGTGTCGCTGTTGTGTGTGTAGCACATCCATATCTTGGATCGCTTGCTGTCTGTCTCTATATCTATTGTTAAGTTTAGCATGTTTTGATTTTTCAATTGCCTCTTCTTCTGTATCGAAAACACCTAAGTGTTCTCTCTTACCTCTGTAGTTGGAGTAAGAACGCCACCGCCCGTTAGGGTATTGTTCTACAGACTTTCCGTTATCAACCCTAGCAGAGTTCAGTGTATTTTCCCTTTGAGTAACTGCTCTAAGATTCTCCAGTTTGTTATTAGATGGGTTCCTATCAATGTGGTCAATTACGTCCTCCGGCATCTTTCCTTTCATAAGATACCAAGCAAGTCTATGTGTTAGAAGTGCCTTTCCATTAACCATTATGTAATGGTAACCACGGCTGTTCTGCCACCCTGGAAACCAGCCACGTTTCTTAGCACCGGATGTATGTAGCCATTTAAACAAACCAGTATCTGGGTCATACGTTAAGGAATCTTCAATAAGCTGTTGCATCTCATTTCCCCTTAGCTAATTCAATCTCGACCAACTGCGCATACCCACCTACGTCATGCCAACTGTCATCATAGAAGGGGTCACCGTTAACAATACGTGCCAGCTTGTTGGCTATCAAGTCCAAGCTCTCTTGCATGTACGCCTCCATTATACCCCAACTATGCCCACGGCGCAATATGTCTTTCAACTCTTGTGCTGTTGCCGCTACGTGTACATACGCACCATAGCGACCCTCACGTTGGCCTAGTGTCTCTGTTATATCTTTAGTCATTCGTTCTTCGATTGTTTCGTTAATGTACTTAGTGAATAATTTTACAGAATGTTCATTAGTCATAATTCTTCTCCTTTAGCTTGGCTTCAACATCATACATAACATCATGAGGTACATCGTACCAATAATACTTCTCGTCTAGTTCAGCACGATCCTCATCAGTCAAACCTACCCATTGCTCTGGCTGTTCCTTTGGTGGGTAGTTGTTGCTGCTGCAAAAGACACATTCATAAAGAACTTTTGCTGTGCAGTCGGGACACACAGGCTCTTGCTCTGGTATGGTGTCCTCACTGATGAGGGTACCATAGGCTGCAGCCACTGCCGCAAACTCTTCAAACTCTTCATCAGTCATCTTGTTTCTCCTGTTGTTTTGAAGACTATTTTTAAGCGTTTTAGCTCGGAGTTTATGCGTTGCACCTCGGCTTCATGAGCAGTGGCGACTCCCCAAGTGGAGGATTGAGTTTGTTGGAACACCCTTTCTTGCTCATGCGCTGCGCGCTCTCGGTTTAACAAAGCACTATACGGCTGTGCCAAGAACCCATCTGTTAGCGGCCCTGTCGCTTCACGCGATGCGAGCTTTGACTCCGGCTGTGCCAAGGACGCTTGCAACTTGCCCATTGCAGCGTGGATGTCAGTAGTCGCATCACGACCAGCCTGAAGCCCACCAAAGTCGTTGACGTACATTTCAGAGTCGATAATGGCCAGCAGGTCTTTTGCTAGTTGTTCAGTTGTCATCTTGTTTCTCCTGTTGCTCTTTCAGTCTATCTATTCCAAAATCAATATCTAAACATGGGTTGTACTGTTTTCTATCCGCATCGTTTAACCCCTCAATTGCTTGTTTTAGCTCTTCATCAGTCATGTTGTGTTCCTGTGTCTTGGTCTGGGTCAAGCTCTTTAGCTGCCTCAATGCCTGCCTTGATTGCTGTGATAAGACCTAACCTAGTCAGCGCAGCCATCTCCAGTGGTGACAGGTTGAATTGGTAGTCGGAACTGCCGTCTTCATTGTCTCGTATAAGTGACACTGAGCAGTCACCCTTGGTTGCTTCATCAGTCATTCTTTAACTCCAAAGTGTTGTTTAATTCGATATCCAGCCATCCAACTTCCTCGTGCTGCACATTTGTCTGCTTCAGCAGCACATTCCTTAACAATCAACTCAGCAAACTTTTCCATATTGTTATTCCATGAGCGTGATGCAACATCGAATGGTTCTGGTACAATAGTGATACAAGCCTGTCTAGCAAGTTGTTTAATTCGTTTGTTCATGTGTCACCCTCCCATGTGGCGGTTATCTCACCCTTCTTTATCCCTGTAGCCAACTCTTCTAAGGTGTCCAAGGCAGCGAACAAGTCCAAGGGTGGGTATGGAAGCACTAAGTCATCCATCATCTTTACAAACTCGTCAATGCGAGTGGTTATCTCTTCTGTTGTCATAATGGTTCATCCTGTAATAGTGGTGCTTCGCTCAGTATACCAGTCTTCTGATTATATAGCAAGCCAAACTTCATACCTGTTGCTCTTCCGGTAAAGCGATCCTTTAACACCCTGAACGTTGTCGTCTGGCGCTTGATCGGGTCTTCCTCCTGCTTGTTACGCTCCAACCCAAACATGTAGTGCGCCCACCTTGCAATCGACCTACTACCCGTGAAGTGTTTCTCCATAACTCTGCCGCCCTCTTCATGGGGTTTGCCGTCTGGTGTCGTCAGGTGACTAATGAAGTGGATAATCACCCCTAGCTCCTGCGCCAACCCCGCCATGTCTGCCATGATACCGTCCAATGCCCGTCTCTCATCTTGCTCGTTAGCTGACAACGCCGTCAGGTGATCTAAATAGATGTGGTCAATGTCATATGCCTTGTTAAAGTACTTGATGATGCTCTTGATTGTCTTCCAATCCATTGTGCCAAAGTGCTCCATCA